GACGGGAACGGGTTTGGCGTGAAGGGCTGCCATCTCACGACCTCCCGCCGACGGTCTTGGCCGCGAGATGCATGGCCCTCACCCAATCTCCGGCCTCGGCATACCTGCCGACCAGGATCTTCGCCCTCATCATCCGCTCCCAGGCTCCTATCGGGGTGCGGCTCTCTAGTTCCTCTACGATCTCGTCCATGGCGAAGCCGGAGCGCTCGGAGGCTTCGCCCAGCAGAGCGAGACAAGGCCCGTCTTCCATAGACCGCGAGGTGCTCATCTGAAGCGATAGCGCCTCGTAGGCCCCGCTATGCGCCTCGAACAGGCTGGCCAAGCCGCCGATCGACACGCCGCGAAGCTTCTCCCGATCGAGGCCAAAGATGACCGGTATCGTCGGCGAGGCTTCGGTGCTGAGGAGGCGGCTGATGGTCTCTTCCTGCTCGGCCGCGCGCATCGTCGAGATGGCGCGGGTCACGGGCCCTGTGGTATCCTGAACGCTAAGCATCTGGATCTCCGTCGGATCTTTGGGTGCTCAGGCCTCGGTCGGCGGTGCAACGCCTTCCGGGGCCGTCTTTTTTGTCCGCTCCATCCGCTCGCGAATGGAGACGACGATCTCCGCTGTCAGGCTACGCAGGTTCCGCGCGGCCTCCCGCTCCAGCCAGTCCTTCATCTCGACCGGCATGCGGATCTTCATCTGGTGGTCGCCGCGCATCGCCTCCTCTTGGTACCCGTTGGGTCCGTTAGAGGTACCCTTTGGGTCCGCTTCCGTCAAGGACCCATTTGGTGCATTAGGAGGCATGGCCGACGAGCGCACCGACCCGCAGTACAAACTCCGCCTTCCTGCAGAGCTCAAGGCGCGCATCGAGACTGCGGCCAAGGCCGCAAATCGCTCGATGAACGCCGAGATTGTCAGCCGGCTGGAAGAAAGCTTCGAGACCAGTGAGCCGGATGAAACCAGTCGCTCGCGAGCAGCGGCCATGGCCGAGCAGATCGTTGATCGTGTGATACAGAGAGTTGAGAAGCTCAAAACCTTTGAGCGCATTCTCTTAGATCCCGGTGCCCAGCCAGATTATGTGCTTGAGGACCCGGAAACCGGCAAACGAGTTGTCCTTCAAGTCAAGAAAGTCAAGCTGGACTAACCCGACTGCTCCTAATAGCTCGGCACGTTGTTGACGAGCGTGGCGACGACGGTCTTGCCGGAGGCGTCGCGCGCGGCCTGCCACTGGAACGTCGCCTGCACGCCCGCGGGGCCGGTCACCGGGGTCTTCGCGCGCGGCAGGTAGACCGCCGGCACCCGGAACACGAGCGAGCGCGAGGCGTCCGTCACCCAGCCGAAGGTGAGTTCGACGGGCGTGCCCGCGGTCGCCTGGTCGAGCAGGACCGTGTCGGCGAAGCGGACCGCGATCGATCCGGACATCATCACCATGCCCGGGTCGGCGTCCTCGATTCGGCCGTCGCTGCGGATGGTCTCCACCTTGTCGAGGTTGTTCGAGTAGGTGAAGTCGGCGCTCACGACCGAGCCGAGCGGCTGGCCGGCGCGCGTGATCGCCCCCTGGAACGGCGAGAAGCGCTCCACCGAGGCCTCGGCGAGCGTGCCGGACTGAGGGGCCGCGAACTTCTTCTCGCCCTGCGCGATCAGGCCCAGCGTCGCGGTGAGCAGGCCGGAGCGCTGCATCTGCACCCGCATCGTGTTGCCGCGGACGCCGAAGTTCTGCCCATAGCTCGGCACCTCCGGCATCCCGACCTCGACCGTCATCGACGGCAGCGCCAGGGCGCCCGAGGTGAAGACGTGAGTGCTGACGCCGCTGTCCGCGGTGGTGGTCGGCGCGCCCATGAACAGCTTCAGCCAGTTGCCGTAATTGCGCAGGTCGACAGGCACCACCACGTCGCCGTCGTTGTTCACGACGTCCTTCGAGGGCGGCAGCGGCTCGCGGCCGTAGCCCAGCAGGTCGGAGGGGATGAGGTTCTGCTCCTCGCCGAGCGCCGACGAGACGAAGGGCAGCTTGCGGTAGCCGCTGGCGGGCGGCGTCCCATAGGTGGTCTCGAAGGCAGCCGCCATGATGGCGTTCGCGCCGCGGGCTCGGGCCATGGTGTCTCTCCTCGGGCGGTAGGGTTCAGTTCAGGGGGTCGGTCGTGCCGTAGACGGCGACGATGCCGATCAGCGCGTATCGGGCGACGGGCGCGCCCTCGGCAGTGACCGGTTCGGTGGTGGCGGCCGTGACCATCAGGTAGTCGCACAGCCCGCCGAGCGTCCGGTCGGCCGCGACCGCGGTGCCGATCGCCTGCAGCATGGTGTCGAGGCGGGTCTCGGCTGTGGCCGTCCGGGTGGCGTTGGCGACCACGTCGACCGGAATTTGGTGCTCGTAGATCCAGGTGGCCGGGTTCAGGGTGACCTCGGGGTCGCCCGGGTCGCCGTCATCGACGTTGACGTAGCCGCCGGTGCCGATTTCCTGCTGCTTGGCGTCGTTGCGGAAGTGCCCGGCCTTCGGCAGAGCGGCCTTGATCAGGTCGGCCACTGCCTGGATCACCTGCTCGCGCTTGCTCGGCATCGGCGTCGGCTCCGGCGCTCGCCTACTGTGCTCGGAAGGAGATCAGCGGGAAGGCGATGGCCGTGCTCAGTGAGACGGCTGGGGCGGTGGCCGGCAGCCCGCCCGAGTAGGGCACGGAGGCGGCCGTCAGAGCCGAGATGCTCTGATTGAGGCTCTGCCCGGTGTCGTTCAGGCCCGACATCACGGTGAGCTGCGGGTCCACCGTGTTGATCGAGATGAGCGTCGGCTGGGTGGCCGTTTGGTTAACGATGGCGCACATCCAGTCGATGCCGGCGGGCCGGGCCAGTGGCGTCCCGAGGGCGACCTTGGCGCTGGCGCCGCTGGCGCTCAGCGGGATCGTGACCTGCGCGAGCAGCGCATTCGGCCGACCGTTCGCGCTGCTGTAGATGCCTGCGTACATGCTGCTGCCGGACTGGCCGGTGGTGACGTGCATGCCCAGGCTGGTGATCGTCACCGCCTGGTCGATCACCAGGGGCGCGCACATGAGCGTGTCGAACGGAGGCTGATAGCCCGCGGCACCGTACCGGCCGAGGCGATACCACATGCCCGAGATGTAGCCGGGGTGCGTCGGCACGGCGCTGCCCCCGCCGCCGCCCGCGGGCGTGGCCCAGGTGCCGTCACCGCGCAGATAGGTGGTCGAGGATCCGCCGGAGGGAACCACGCCCTTCGCCGAGGACGTGAACGCGGGAAGCCCCGAGATCAGGGCCGAGATCGCACTCTGCTTGGTCGCGCCGCCCTGGACGAGCGGGACGAGCTCGGTGCCGGTCGGCGCGGTCGCGGACGACAAGCCCGAGATGGACGTGGTCTGCGCCAGCGCAGGCGCGAGGCCGAGCGCTAGGGCAAGCAGCGCGGCGGCGAGACGACGGAACATGAGGGCTACTCCACGGTGAGCGGCACGCCGCTCTCGGTTGTGAGGACAGCGCCGCCCTCGGTGGTGAGGCGGGACTTGCCGGGCGCGGTGCCGGTGGCGAGCGCGTTGACCGCGTTCATCACGGCGCCAGCGCAGGCCGTGGCGATCCTGTCGTGGCCGCTGTCATTCGGGTGCGCCCCGTCCGGATCACCGTTCTGGTAGACGCGGCCGGGAAAGAACCCGCCGAGGCTGTTGGCGCCGCGTGGGAAGATGTTGGTCCCGGTGCCGCTCGACAGGTCGATGCGGTAGGCGCCGTTCGCGAATCGGGCCGTCTGGTCGGCTCCGAACACGGCATCGAAGGCCGCGGCATAGGCGGTCTGCTGGGCCGGGACCTCGCCGTAATCCGGCGGCGAGGCGCCATAGCAGAACGTGATGATGGCGGAGGGCTGGGCCGCCCTCATCTTCACGAAGGCCTGCCGGACGAGTTCCTGCGAGGCGGCGATGGCAGCAGGAGTGCCGAACTTCCCGGTGTCGTTGATCGACCCCATCATCACGACGAGGTCTAGCGGGCCTTCGTTCGTCCCCTCCGCGAACGAGATGCGTTCGTGAAAATACGACTGCAACCCGCCCTGATCATTGGCGAAGCCGTTCGTCCTGAGGCCATGATTGTAGATGTCGAGGATGCCGAGCTTCTCGGCGAGCCGGTACGACTGGCCGGTGCGGGCTTCGCTCGCGCCCTGGCCGAAGACCCACGAGTCGCCGAGCATCATGCCCCGCGGCGCGGAGTTCGGCGCCGCCGCGATTGGATACCCGTTGCGGAAGTTGAAGCCGTAGATCTGGACGAGCTGCCAGCCGCCGATCACCTCGATGATGCGCGGGGCGGCCGTGCCGAAGTCGACGTAGATCCAGTAGGACGGCGTCGAGGACATCGACGCGCCCGACGCCACGGTCTGCGAGGCGCTGACCTGATAGGTGCCGAGGCCGCCGGCCGGGCCGGAAAGCTGGCTGACGATCGTCGTGCCGGCGGTGACGCCCGAGCCCGCCAGCGGGCCGCCGATGACGATCTTCTGCGAGCCGGGGTTGTTCCAGGCATCGACGGTGAGCGTGGTGCCGGAGATCGACCCCGTGAACGAGGCCGTGATCGGAACGCGGGTGACCTCGGAGGCCGAGGCCCATTTGAAGGTGAGCCCGCCGTCCTCGGAGTAGCGGAACCGGACACCCGCGCCGACCGCCGGGTCTCCGTCGATCGAGGCCAGCTTGAAGTCGAAGTCCCGGCCGCCATACGAGAACCGCTTGGACGATCCGGGCGCGAAGGTCCGACCCGTGCCGGCCTTGTTCGTGACGATCCACGTGCTGCCCGGCGTCAGCGGATCGCTGTAGCCGTTGGGCACGTCGGCCGTCGCCGTCGCGCCGCCCTGCGCCAGGGTGCGCCCGCTGACCGGCGACACGTCCTGCGGGCCGGAGATGGTGACGGTCGGCGGAGAACTCGCGACCGGGACCGTGTACCGGCCATTGTAGGCGGCGAGCAGCTTGTTCGCGGAGGCCGTGAAGGCCCCGGCAGCCGGCGCGCTGGCGAGGAACTGGAAGCCGGACCGGAAGCCGGGCGCGACGCCCGGGCGATAGACCTGCGCCTGTGACGCCGTCGCGTATGCGAGGGCGCAGAGCGCGAGGAGGACGCGGCGCAGCATGGGCGGTTACTGCCGCAGGGTCTGAATGCAGACGGTGATCGCGGCGGACGCGCCCGGGTTGTAGGCCGTGATCGCGTTCGTGGCCGAGACCGGCATCGTGTAGAGCGTGTTCGCTGACGGCAGGACCATGTCGGGCGTTCCCGCTCCGGTCCCGTCCGTCGCCGTGGTCAGCGCCTGGCCGCTGAGCCCGAGCCCGATCAGCGCTGCCGAGGAGCGGACCTCGGTCACCACGGCGTCGGCCACGGCCGGGCAGATGCCGGCCGGCGAGGAGACCGCCGAGCCGTTGTTGATGGTGCAGGTGAGCGTCGCGCTGGTCGCTGCGACCGAGCACTTGGTGATCTGGCGGTTCGCGGCGCCGGCATTCGGGGCGATGAAGGAGCCTCGCGCATCGACGCCGACCGCCTGCAGAGACCCGCTCTTGTTCTGGCCGGAGATCGCCCCGCCGCTTCCGCCGCCGCCGCCAAAGGTGTTCACGACGTTGCCGGCCGCGTCGTAGATGACGACCGGCTGCGTGCCCGTGCCGAAGGGGACGCCCGGCGCCTTGGCGGGCGGCACCTCCGCACGCGTCGCTGAGACGCCGAGCATCAGGAGCAGCGCGAGCGCGCCGCACGCCTGCCGGAATGCCGATCTGCCGAGGGTCATCATGCGCTCCAGTTGGCGGCGATGGCGTCGGGCACGCGGTCGGCCCAGCGCTGCGCGGTGGCGTCGATATCGAGGCGCTTCCGGAGCTTCACCTGCTTGACCAGGATGAAGATCACCACGAAGGACCGGCCCTGCGTCGGGCCCGCCTCGCGGATCGGCCGGAAGGATTTCCGCTTCTGGAAGCGAGAGGCTTGGCGCCGGTAGAAGCCGTCGGCGACCAGGACGCCGCCTTTCCCGCTCGGCACGAAGCGCAGCTTCACCCCGGTCTCCCGCTCCCAGGCGGCGGGGGTCAGCGTGTTGCCGGTCGAGCCGCTGGCGCGGCGGCCGGAGGTCTGGCGCACGCCCGCGTCCGGGGTCGGGATGGCGAGGTACTTGCGCCCCTTCGCCACGATGGTGACGTCGCGGTCGAAGGCGTCGATGAGCTTGGGCGCGTTGGACGAAACGTAGGCCGCGGCCTCCACGCTCTCGCCCGTGCGCGGAAAGGTCTGGCCGCGCCAGGTATTGGCGAGGCGCTGGCCGAGGCCGGCCGAGACCACATCGTTGCGCAGGTCCTGCTTCAGCCCGTCCGTGACCGTGCGCATGCCGGCGGTGACGGACTTCGCGATCTCGACCCCGGTGCCCCGCAGGGCCGCCGAGATGTCGGGCACGGTCGCCGAGAACCTCATGGCGCCTCGTCCGGATCATCGGCCGCGAGCGGCGCGACCTCGCAGGTGCGCACCAGCCGGCGCACGTCGGTCTTGGCGAAGCTCAGAACCTGCACCGTCTCGGCGAGCAGGCCCATCTCGTCGAGGATGTCGACCTGATCGCCCCTGGCCGGCGCGGGCACCTGCGACAGGCGCACCGAGATCAGCATGGCGTTGAGGTCGAAGCGGTTGTCGCCGAGGCGGACGATGGCCTCGGGCGACAGGCGCAGGATGCGCACGGGCAGCCCGGGACCGGTGCCGCCCGAACGCCAGATGGCGTCCTCGCCGTGGTTCGGATCCTCGAACGTGGCGTCGATCGCCATCTCGAACGCGGTCATCGCGGGGCGCGCAGCGCCTCGATGACGTCGGCCTTGGTCTTGGCCTTCGAGACGTCGATGCCGCGCTCGGCCGCCAGGGTTTCGAGTTCGGGGCGGGTCTTGGCCTCGAGGCCGTCATCACCCTGGCCGTCGCCTTCGCCGCCGGTCAGGCCTTCGCCCTCGCGAGGCATCTCCGAGCCCGAGCCCTCGGCGTCGGCCACCTCGTGGGTGCCGGCCTGAAGCGCGGCCTGCGCCTCGTCCCAGCCCATGGAGACGATCTCGCCGTCCGTCTTGCCCTTTTCGCGCATGCGCATGCTGACCTCCCTCGGTCTCGCCGCCCGGCGGGCGGTCATCAGGGTGATGGGGCCGGCCACCATCCCGGCCGGATAGGGGTCGACCTCGTCGGCCAGCAGCAACAGCCGACGAGGTCCGGGCTCGGCCACCTCAGTTCGAGGTGGTGCCGCGCACGAGGAGCGCGGGGCGCTTCACCAGCGGGAGCGGGTTGGACTCGGTGTGGATGTCCATGCCCTTGCCGAACTTCTTCGGCTCAAGCGGGGCCACGAACACCTCGGCGTCGCCGATCGCCGGCGCCTGGTTGACGGAGGACCAGAAGTCCGGCGGCGCCCAGTAGTTGACGAAGGTGTCCGAGGTGCCGAGCGGGAAGAAGCGCACGTCGCCAGCCGGGATGAACCGCTGCGGCGCGGTGCGGGAGCCGTCCTCCTGGAGGTAGGACGCCGCGCCCCGATACTCCTCGAAGGTGATTCCGCCGAAGGTGAAGCCCTTGCGGACGTCTTCCCGAAGAACCTGCGGGCCCGACTGGTAGTACTTGTAGGCCTCCTTCACGCTCGCATGCTTGACGAAGGCTGCGAACCACTCCGGCGAGGCCAGCGCGCCGACACCGGTCATGGTCTCGCCGAGGAGGTTGTCTTCCATGTAGCCGGACACCTCCATGCACTTGCCGAGAACATCGGTCGAAGCGCTGCTCAGGAGGAAGTCGACCACCTTCTCGGTGATGCCGAACTCGGTGAAGTAGTTGAGGATCGGCGAGCCGTCGTAATCGCGCACGATGCCCTTGAGCGCGCCAACGCGCAGGTTCTCCAGGGTGATCGCGTGCTTGCGCCGCATCACGATCAGCTTGCGGTTCATGAAGCCGAGCACGGTCTCCAGCCCCGCGTTGCCGCCCGGGGCGAGCGCGAGCAGGTTCTGCACGTCCGTGGCGAGGACGCTGTCCTCGTGCGGGATATGCGGCACGGGAAAGGCCTTCGGGCGCTGCTTGCCGCGGGTGCCGAGCGAGGCGGGCGCGCCGCGCGGACGGGTCGGCAGCAGGTTCAGCACGCCGTCCTCGATGATCACGGTGACCGTGGTCGTCGCGATCGGCTCGGCCCGGAACAGGCCGAGTTCGTTGATGCGCCCGTAGCTGTTGGGCACCAGCGTGATGTTGCCGGTAAGGGCGGACGCCGCGAAGGCGTCCTGATTGAAGATATCCAGAATCTCGGCCATCGATCAGGCTCCCTGGCGGACAGGGACCGGAGCCCTTATTTGTCAGTGTGTTATGAGCGATTGTCGCGTTTCTGTCGCATGTGCGACTGCCGGTAGGAGCTGGATCGCATCCTCGGCTAAGAGCCGCTGCGCCATCGCCTGCATCTTGTCGCAGCGCTGGCGTCCGCCTGCCACCGCGTGGGCGTAGGTCTGTAGGGTCATGTCGAACTTGGCGTGCCCTAGCAGGGCCGCGACATCTGGCAAGGACCATCCGCACTCGATCATGTAGCTGGCGGCGAAGTGTCTGAGCGCGTGGAAGTGGAATGTTCTTCCTTCGGCGTCAGGTTCTCCAAGTCCGGAGCGGTCGAGCAAATCTTTCCATCTCGAATTGAAGTTGCCGCTATGATACATGAAACCTTCAGGTGTCCTGAATATTAGCTGCCTCTTGTCGGCCACCATCCATTTGCAGACCCATTCCCGAAGCAAGTCAGCCACGTGGCGAGGCAGCGGAACGTCTCGCAACCCCGCCCGGGTTTTAGGCCCCTTCAGCATGTCGGCACGATCTAGATTGTGGCGCACCCGAAGAAAACCTGCCGCTAGGTCAATGTTTTGAATGGTCAAACCAAGGATCTCGCCACGGCGCAATCCGCAGAAAGCAGCCAAATTTACGATGCAAGCCAAGAAAGCCTGATTTCGATGCTGATATCCTTTTGGCCTTAGCGAGGCGTTATACAGAAGGTGCCGAACCTCTTGAATTTCAAATGTTCGGATTTTCTCGACTTGGCCGAGCGGGCGATCTTTCATATATGAAGAAAATATATCGGTTCTGCTGAAGCCGCGTTTGCTTGAAAATCTCTCGACGCTTACGCACGCTCCAAGATAATGCCGCACCGTGACAGGATTGATGCCCTTCTTGATGAGCGCCGTGTGCAGTGCTTCTGCATCCGCCAGGGTCAGCGAGTTAGCGCGCCGGCTACCAAGCGCCGGGATCAGGTGACGATAGATCACGGTTTTGTAATGGAGCCGCCGGCCAGCGCTTATGCTCTTGTCTTTCACCCGGAGTTCTATCAGGCGCATGAACTCCTCGCACACGCTGCGTATTGTTGTCGTCTCGGCTTTCGGGACGTGTTGGTCGTCCTGCATCTCCCGTTCGATCTTCTGGCGGAGCTTCTCGGCGTCCTTCTTCAGGCCGCTCGGCGGGGTTGCCCGGCGCCGCTTTCCGCCTGCATCTGTGTACTCTACGACCCACGGGTGCTTGCCCTCACGGTTCGGCGTAGTGAGTTGGCGAACGCTCGCCATGGTCAGGCGCTCCTCTCGTTCGGGTTGGTCGGAACAGCGGTGTAGGTGAAGCCGAAGGCGCCTTGCCGGCCGCCTTCGCGCATCTCGGGGACGACGGGCAGGCCCAGGGCCAGCCACAGGCTGCCGGCAGCGCGGACGCCGAAGGTCTGCCGGGCTTCGGTGACGAGGCCGCGCCGGACGGAGACGGGTTCCTCCCGCGCCGGGGCGAGCGCGGCCGGCACCTCGGCGATCGGCGCGAAGAAATGCCGGAACAGGGCCGCGTGGCACTCACGCTGGTAGGTCAGCACCAGCGGGCGCGCCTCGGCCTTCACCTGAGTCGCCGAGATGCCGAATAGCCAGCCGGGGAGCAGGTCGAGCGCAAGGCAGGTGGTCTCCTGCGCGCCGCCGGCTGAAGGCATGTCCAGAATGGCCATACCCTCGGCCAAGATGGTGTCCCGCTTCGTGCGCCGGAGCTGCGCAGTCCAGTCGAGCCCGAGCCGTTCTGCGATCGGCTTGAGCGCGACGCGGATCACGTCGCCGTCGCGCAGAGCGAACAGGGTGTCCCCGTGAAAGGGGACGGTCACGAGTTGATGCATGGGGTGTCCTCACGAGGTGAGCCGCCCGCGGGCGATTCCGCGATCGGCGATCGTGAGGCCCGGCGCGGCGACCAACCCGATCAGATCGGGTTAGTGCGACAGACCCTCCGGGAGAGGGGCTGTGCGGATCCGGCCGGGCCGGGGGATCAGCGCAGGACGATGCGTCCAGCCGAGATCTCGGCCTCAAGGGAAGCCAGAGAGCGGGAGGCGCGGGCGAACCGGGCGTCCGAACGCACACGCAGGCGCAGGGCGGCCTCCGCGTCGCGACGGGTGCACCAGATCAGCCAGCGGGCCCACAGGTAGGCCGAGACGCTCATGGTTGACCGCGCCACCGGCGCGCCCTTTCCATGACGGCCTCGTGGCTCAGCAGGCCCTCGGCTGCGAGGGCGGCGACCCTATCCCACTCCTCGGCATTGGCATGCCAAGCCGCCAGGATGGACGCCCGGCGCCCGGCCTCCGCGGGATCGCTTGGCCGACGGTTCCCCACCTCCTCAATGACGGCCTCGGCTGCGGCGTGGTGGCGCTCCATCTCCGTGTTGAGCAGCGCCTCAAGTTTCTCGTCCCAGGCCCGCGGCGTGTTGGCCTCGGCGCTGAAGACATCGGATGCGGCCATGTGGGCATCGAACAGGCCGCGCAGTTGCAGCATGTCGAGCCCGCGCAGGCGCTCTTGGAACGAATCGGGGGCGCTCAAGCCTCACCTCCCGCGGCTTCCAAGGCCTGCTGCCACTGTTTGCGGAGTCGGATCCCGAGGTTGTGCAGCGGGATCGCGATCACCCGGAGGTCGCCCGCCTCGATGCTGCTCGGAGACGCTGCGAGGTGACACAGCAGGGACCCGTAGACCTCGACGTCGGTTGCGTCGGCCTCCATGTCGGACAGGAGGCTGAGGACTGAGGCGCTGATCATGCGGCACCTCCCGCGATCAGGCGCAGGCGACGGCCGACCTGCTCCGCAAGGCCGAGCGAATCGCCGATGCCGGTATCGTCGCCCATCTCGCGGTCGTCGGGACTGCCAGCGCTCCACAGGGTCTGCGCCATGCGGTCGAGCGAGCCGAGGGCGGGTTCGTCGTCGCCTTGGGGCTCGAGGTCCGGATCGCCGCCGAGGCGGTCGAGCAGGGCGATGTCGGCATCGATCCGCTGGGCGATGGCGCGGCGCAGGTCGCGCAGGCGCTCGCGGTCGCACGCCTCGGTGTGGGCGAGCATGGTCCGCAGGGCCGCGGACACGGGGCCGCCAGGCGCCACGAGGCGCGGAGGGCTCAAAACTGAATGGAAACCCATAGGGTTAGTGCTCACTTGAATATAACCGCCTCTCACAGCGGCCTTCCCCGCGATGGGGGAAGTAATCGAGCATCGGACTCGACAGCCGGGGGGTGAGAGCCAGCAAGTGAGACTGGCCGAACGCTTTTAAGGGGTGCCCCCCTCTGGACAGCACGTCCGCCCCCGGCCATAGTCGCCGAGTTCGGAGCCACGCCGCCAAGCGTGTCCGTCCGGTTCCCCTCGCGGGGTCCCAATTTCGACCGCCGCCTCTCCTGCCAGGGAGACGCGGAGTCCCCTGCCAGGGGGACGACGGTCTATCACTTGTCCGGGCTCTCACACCCGAATTCACCATGACACGAACACCCGGCGCCTGCCAAGCGCTCGGGGTTTCGTGCGTTGGCAATCGCCATTCAGGGTTGAATTTCTGTAACTCCCGATTTTCCTTGACCCGCCCCATTTCGGTATGTACTGAAAGTGCATGCTGATGGTCTGGGACGAGCCGAAGCGAGAGAGCAACCGGGCCAAGCACGGCCTGGACTTCGCCGACGCGCGCGACCGGTTCGATTGGACCTCCGCCCTGGTTGAGGCCTCGAAGCCCGCCCGCGACGGCCGCGCCCGCTACCTCGCAGTCGGCTTCCTCGACGGGCAGCTCGTTGCCCTGGTCTTCGGCCTGCTCGGCACCGAAGCCGTCTCCGCCATCAGCCTCCGCCCCGCCAGCCGAGCCGAGAGGAACCGCTATGACGAAGCGTAAGGCATCCCTGCCCCCGCTCACCGACGCGGAGGAAGCCCGCATCCAGGCGGGCATCGCGCAGGATCCGGACAACCCGGAAATCACGGCCGAGCAGTTCGCCCGGATGCGCCCGGCCAGCGAGGTTCTGCCGCCGGGCCTCTACCAAGCCCTGACGAAGCGCGGGCGACCGCCCGCCGCGGACAAGGCGGTTCAGGTGACGCTGCGCGTGCCGCCGGCCGTGCTCGACGCCTACAAGGCCGCCGGGCCGGGCTGGCAGACGCGGATGAACGAGGCGCTGGCCCGCGGAGTGCGGAGGAAGGCGTGAGGCAGGCTACGGCTTGCCGGTGGCGCGCTGGATGCAGCGGAGGTTGATCGATGGAATGGTCGGCTGCCGCTCGGTCGTTGGTACGGCCACCTCACCCCATGACCGCTTCCCGGCCTCGCACGCGTCCTGCGTCGGGAACTCAATGGTCCCCGAGGTCAAGACCCCGCCGGCCGAGACCGACACCCACAGCATGATCCACATGCCGCCAGGATGTGACGCCGCGGCCCAGTGGGGCAAGTGCCTCAATCGGCGACCCGGCTGCGGCGGCTGCCGACGATGACCACCTCATCCGGATCGGTCGCACCGGCCGATTCCTCGAGCGGCACGGGCTCGGCAACGTCGATCTGCAGGACGGCTCGCGGGTCGGCGTCGGGCCGGCGCTCGACCGGCAGGTCCTGGGCCACGGCCATGCGCAGGAACGCCTCCTCGTCGCGCTCGACGGCGAGAAGCTCCGCCGCCAGGGCCACCAGCCGCTCGGCCTTCTGCCCGGCCGTCATGGCCTTGTCGTCGCGGGCCCGCGCGTCGATCTCCCGATCAAGGGCGGCTATCACCTCGTCCTCGTGCAACCAGCACGCGAGGCTGAAGCCGTCCCGGACCTGCCCACCCTGAACCACCGTGTGCCCGCCGTGCGCGACGGGATGCACGAACATCTCCGGGATGTGGGGGAAGTGCGGGTCCGGATGCCCGGCGAACAGCGTGGACACGTCCGGACGGGCCCGGTAGGCGGCGGCTTTCACGAATTCCCGCGCGGCGGCCTTGGCCTCGGCCGAGGTCAGGGGCGCATTTCCGGTCGTCTGGATCTCGCGCCGCAGCTCGACCACCTTCGCCCGGCAGCGCTCGACGGCCTGCACGGGCGTCTCGTTCTTCCCGAACTTCGGTAGGGCTCCGGTGTACGGGATCAGGAGATCGCCCGCGCTGTGGTCGAGGAAAGTGCGCAGGCGGTTCGCCAGGGCGATGAGCGCGCCGGCGCGCGCCGCCATCTCATCGGAGCGTGCCCCCAGCCCCTTCGCCCGCTCTGCACCCGCAGCGATCTGCGTGCGGAGGCCCTTCAGGTAGCGGTCTCCCATCGCGTTCTGCGGGTGGCGCTGCTCCAAGTCCTGAAGCTGGCCGCGGAGGATGTGCACGTCCTGGCGCGCTTCCAGAAACCGCCGCTGCGCCGCGCCCGCTGCGTCGGAGGCGTCTTCGGCGTCCGCGGTCAGGTCGCGGAACAGGCCCGCGGCATCCGGCGGAAGCCGGCCGGTGCCCTTGGTCTCCGGCACCTCGTTCCAATCGATGTTCGCACCGGCAAGGATGCTAGCGGTTCCAGCAGTCATGTTCTGTCTCCGTAAAGCTGAGCGAAAGCGCCCGTCCTATCCGCGATATCGACTGGCGCCGCCCAATACCTGTCGAAGCGGCCCCTGACCTTTCGCAGCGCGTTCCGCCATCCTGGCTTCAACGCCGCGAATGATGACATCGAAGTTCCCGCCTCCGCGAGGCTCGACGGTTGCCTGGAAATCATCAGATCCGGCGGGACGCTGATCGATGAAGTTGACCGTCGGCGCACTGCTTCCTGCGGCCGACGCTGCGGCGTCGCGGGGCATGGTGTATCCGCCGGCCGGGCCGCCCCCGGCGAAGCTCCGCACCGAGCGGGTGTTGAGGCCATCGAAGAACGACGGGCCGTAATGGCGCACGGCCGCGGCATTGATGACGTATTCGCCGGCTGAGAGGCGCGCGGGGATCAGGTCATCGGTCGGTCCGCCCGCACCGAAGACACGGCCTCCGCCCGCGAACTTCGGGATGGGACTGAAGCCGCCCGAAGAGATCGCGTTGACGATGTTGCTCAGGCTGAAACCACCCTCGCCACCGCCGCCACTGCTACCGCCGCCCAACAAGCTCCCGAGCAGCCCGCTGCTCGACGTTCCCCGCTTCCCGAAAATCAGTTCCGCGATGTTGTCCGAGGCCAGATCCAGGATGCGCGACTCGAGCCGATCGAAGGCGTTGCCGAGAATGTCGGTGGCGCTCTTCGCATCGCCGAGGTCGCGCACCAGGCCTCGGACGCTGTCGCCGCCGATCGACCGGTACTGGTCCATCGTCCGGCCGCTCTCGCGCAGGTCCTCCACGCGCTTGGCCGCCTCGGCCGCCTGCGTGGCGTAGCCCTCGATCTGAGCCGTCAGCTCGGGCGTCACGTCCCGGCCGGCGCGCTGGGCCGCGGTGAGCAGCTCCTGCTGCACCCGGAAGCGCTCCGTCGCCTCGGCACCCATGCCGTATGTTTCCGCCTGCTCCTTCGCCCGGCGGATCCTGTCCTCGGTCGAACGCACCGCCCGGTCGAAATCGTCCTTGCTCTCCTTCTCCGAGCCGCCGCCCTTCGATGAGGCCTCGGCGCGGGCCAGGATGCCGGCCCGCTCGATCTGGCCGCGCGCGTCGCTGCCGGTGATCGTCTTGCCGATCAGGTCGAAGGCCTTCTGCCGCTCGGCGACGGCCGCCTTCTCCTCGGCCGTGGTCGCCTTCAGCGCGTCGAGCCGCAGCTGGTCCTGCCGGCGCGTCATCTCTTCCGAGCTGATCAGCTTGCCGTTGGCGTCGGTCATCGAGGTGATGGCCCGCGTCACGGCGGTGTAGGCGCTCTCCGTCTGCCCGAGATCGTCGAGCTTGTTCCGGGCGAGCGGGTCGGCGAGCGCCTCGCGCAGGTCGGATTGCTGCTTCAGGAGCCGACTATAGGTCGAGTTCTGAGGGTCTAGGCTGCGCGCGAGATCGCCGGCCGTCCGAGACGCCGTTTTGGCATCGTCCTCGGCCTTCTTGCCGTCCGCGATGCGGCGTTCCGTGTCGGCGATCAGTTTCGCGGTATCAAGCTGTCTGACCAGCGAATCGCCGAGCCCCAGCGGCGCCAAGCCTGAGATGCGACGGTTGTTGTTGGTCTCATCGAGAAGCTTCGACAACCGGTCGACAGCCTCCTGTGCGCCCTCCGGCACGGCGCCGAGCTTGATCCCGGCGATTTTCTTCGCGGATTCCCAGTACCCGTCCGCCCATTTCTTGGCTTCTTCCCAGGCGGCGGCCCAGCCGTAGGTGGCCGTCGTGTTTGATGCCACGGTGCTTTGCAGATACTCGGCCGCAGTCGCTTGCGCGCCGCTCTTGTCGCCCTGTTCTTGCTGCGCCTGGATCAGCTGGCGGGTGCGGTCGTCGAGGCCGCCGATGCGCTTGGCGAGCTCGTCGGCGCCCGACGCGAGATCGCCGGAGAAGACCCGGGCGAGGTCCGCGGTCGCGGTCGTCACGTCCGTCCCGACCAGCTTGGCATAGTCCGCGGTGACGCGGGTGAGATCCCCGATCACGGGGAGCGCAATCTGCCCGGTCGAGGCGTAGGAGGCCGTCATCTCTCGCGCGGTGGAGGTGGAGATCTTGCCGGCCTCCGCGTTCGCGCGGGCCATGGCGTCAAGCTGCGAGGCGGTGGCGCCCGTGGCCGCGCCGATGCCCTTGGTCGCCCGCTCAAGAGCGGCCTGATCGCTCGCGGCCGAGAGCGCTGCCGCAGCGAAGGCACCCCCGATGCCGACCACCGCGGTGGTGGCGACCGTGAAGGGGGTGACCAAGCCGAGGGCCGAGACGCCGAGTTGCTTCAGGCCCGCGCCAAGGCCGCCCTCGCGGTCGGCGAGCTGTTGCAAGACTTGAGAGCCCTGCTGAACCGCCACGATGCTTGGCGATGCACCAGAATAAAGCTGAGATCCGGCATCGAAGCCCTGATACCGGATAAACATTTTGTCGTAACTGTTCAGACCTTGACGAGTCAGGTCATTGTCATTGGCTTTGCCGCCATAGCGGGTCTCGGCGAGCCCGCGCAGGCGCGCCGCGTACTCGGCCGAGAAGCTGCCGCCGGTCTCGCCGCGGCCGATGGCGGCCACGTCGCGCTCGAGTTGCCGGCTGTTGCGGAACTCCTCATCGAGGCGGGCGCGGACCCGCTCCACCTCGCGCAGGCTGGCCGCA